AATTTTGGATGTGCCATTTTATTTAATTTTTAAAAGTTAATATTATATTCCGTTTATAGCTACTGGTGCAAATCCTGCAGATGCTATATAACCATTCAACTGATTTTCAAATATTAAACCATCAGCACCACCATTAGGCGTAGCAATGTATATTTCAATCAAGTTATCTACACCGTGAATTTGAGAAGCAGATGAACCATCTTTAGTAGCTACAACGTGGTACATGTCATAAGCAGTACCAGTTACAGAGCTTGTTGCTGGAGTATTTGGCTGCATAATACGGTTATAGAAACCATAATTTACACCTCTTAACTCTTCTTCCATTTCTCTAATATAAAATCCATCACCCTGTCCTCTTGATGCAGCTGTTGTAGTTGCAAAAGCAGCAGTTGTTCCGTTGTCTCCGTCTAAATCGTCTACAACATCAAATAAAACTACTTCACCTTGAACAGATCCATCAGCTTTAGTTGCGCCTTTTGTAAAACCTGTTAAAGTTATTACACCACCACCACTATCAACTGCTGTATTAATCCAATGAGGTAAATCAGCATTCATAGCAGCTACAAAAGCAGCAGCTTGAGTTGCTGGAGTTGCTCCGGCTAAAACAGCTATCTCATAACTTTTTAACTCGAAAGGCTCAGCACCATCAGTTAAGTTTACAATTTTAATAGTGTGATTTGCAGCAGCAGTTGCGTTTGTTGCTATAGTAACAGTAGATACTTGAGCAGCTTGTGCTACTGCTGGTTTTC